AGTCGTTTGGACAAGTTTGTAGTACTCTTCTGGTTTCACGATAGCGACACGGTCGTTCTCTGGAACATCCTTTTCGTCCATCGTTTCGGCTGCGCTGAAGATTGCTGCTGCTAGTTCAGCACCAGTAATTGCACCGCCGCCAGCACCTGTTGTGATTGTTGAACCACCGTTGCCACCTGTGATTGTTGCAGAGGCACGTGCTGCTAGAACGCCGACACGCATAGTGCGAGTGTCAAACTCTTTCGCAAGGGCCATACCCAACAAACGTGAGTATTCTGCACGAACATCATAGTGGTTACGGGCTTCATCAATGTTGGCGATGAATGTGTCTGCAATCAGTAGATCGTCGATGTTGATGACAATCTCATTGTGCTTGATTGCTTGTGTCCCTAGCAGTGGGGTGCCAGGGGTATGGTATGCAGCGTTTGCTTTGCCTGTGACAGGGAACTGCGCTGATTTACCTGATGAAATAGTCCGCATTGTGTGCAGGTCTTTCATCACATTGTTTTCGTCGAATGCGGTTAGGACTTCTCCAGCGAACACTTTGAGAAACAAATTTGTCTCTGTAGCAAAGTTCGTTGGTGTTGCGCCATTAACCACACCCAAACGTGATGGGGTTGCGTTAGCCATAATTAAAATTCCTATTGGTTTTGTGGGAAATGACTTCGGTCTTACTCACAGGGGTTGTCAGACGCATCTGGCCTATGTTTTCATTCGTAAGTCGGTCTGCCTAAAGAGGCATGACGTTGACCCATTAAAAGGAGCAGGTGATGTTTTCAGATGAAACGATGATAGTTTATTCCGCAGCAAAGGCGGCGCAACGTGATTTGGCTCAGGCAAATAATACTATCCATTGGCAGAATAATAGAATTGCAAACTTGATTGATGATATTGACAATGGGAATGCCACCATACGTTCTCTGCGACGCGAACTTGAGGAATTGCAGCGTTCGAATGAAAAGTTAGAGAAACTAAGGAAAAAAGCGCAAGTTGAGGCAGTGTTCAAGCATAAGAGCCTATCTTTTACTGTTACGGTACTTGTTGAATTTTTACAACTTGCGTTGCCCAATCTCGGGCGTTTTAAAAGGTTTGCAGCGACACAAACCAAAACACACAACGGCAAAACCTATGAAGGCGTAGATTATTTTTTTGCTGAAGCACTTGATTTCTTAACAAAGAAAGACGACGAGCTTGCTCAGTATTTAACAGAGAACGATTTGCCAGCAATTGATAAATCCGTTTGGCCTTGGGCTGCGGATATTGAAACCGTTTTAAAACAAGTTGAAGAAATAAAAATGAAAGGCGCTAAAACTGAGTATACGAAAACGAGGTTACTTATAGCTGAAGAGGAACGGTTAGCTGAGGAAGCTGAAAAGAAACGATTAGCTGAGGAAGCAGAGAAAAAACGATTAGCTGAGGAAGCGGAGAAAAAACGTAAATTAGAAAAGGCAAAAAGGGGAAGAGTCTCAACCTCGATACAGCAAGAATATAACACAATACAACACGAATATAACGTAAAAGGAAACGACTTTTCCTATGTGACTATCATTAGTGATGATGAAGCCGACAAGTCCGAAGCTGATTAACATACTGAAATTAACGGGGCACATAGGCCCCGCCAGAACATCATTAAAATACCGATGACCTCGCCAGCTTATCCTCGACGTCTCTGCGAAACGCAGGGTCTTGGGTATAGCGAGGGTCTTTCATTGCTTGCACAACTTCTGCTGTAGAACGGAAAGCGTCCTTAGGCGCACCTGCAGCACGTCCAGAAAGCAGGTTAGGCTCAACTGCGCCTGATGCCTCTCTTTTGGACATCAGCCACTCTACGGCCATTTTTGCGTTGTCTGTGCTACCAGCAACCATCTGGTTGTAAACTTCCAGTTCGTTCTGAGCCATGTTGTCCCGTGCCCAGTCGGTCAACTCTTTGTAACCGTCAGAGCCACCAGCCACTTCCATGACTGCATTGGCATCGGCAGACTGTGCTGACTGCATACCTTTAATGTAGGTTTCGACCATCTCACGTGGATAGCCCATAGCTTCCAATTCGGTGAAACTGTCGGCTGATAGTTCACCGCTTTGGGTAAACTCTTCAGCAAACTTATCAAACTGTGGGGCAGGTGCGGTTTCTGTTTCCGCTGCCTCAGCTTGTTCAGGTTCACCATCGCTTGGTTGCGACATCTTCTTTTCTAGTTCTGCGTAAGATTTTGCTAAATCTTCTGGCGAATTAAACTTCTCAGGTAACCACTCTGGTCGATCTGATTGGTTATCCTGTGCTTCCTGTTCGGGAGCCATTGGGCCAGTTTCAGGTTCGGTAATGGTGATTGTTTCTGCCATGCTTAGTGGTCAACTCTCGTTATCTTGGGGCGGCTCTTTGCAACTGCAGGTGCCGCTAGTTTTTCTTTGGGTTTATCAGCTTCGGGCTTTTTAGCCTTCGGCTTGTCTTTGGGCTTCAACATAAGAATTTCCTAATGCTTTGACGCCTTCTTGGATTGCGTTTGGTCCAGCTTGCATTGCCATTTGTTGCATCTGCATTTGCTGCATCTCTTGGGCTATTTGTTCTGGTGTCTTAATCAGACCCTCAGTCTCAATCCCAAGCGCAGTCGCACGTCGTTTGATGTAGTCTTGAAGGTTTACGTATTGCTGTAGAACCTCTGGTCCCAATGCTTGCGCCATACCTTGAATGAACAAATCTAGTTTGCGTAAGTCGTGACCACGTCCCAAGGCTTCCATGCCTGTAACGATTGTGGGCTTCACAATGTTTTCTGGCAGCTTCGGTAGCTTCTTGGCTTTGGTCAGCACGTCTATCTTGCGGTTCACGTAGGGTAGCTGAAACTCTTGGCTTAAAATTGAGTAGATGCCCGAAAGGGTGTCCTCAAGTTCACTCGCCAAGTATCTTATTTCTTCAGCCGTAACCCGTTCACCATTTCGCTGAACCGAACTCTGCAGCATGAACTGCTGTGATAGGCGTTCTTCAATACCCTGCATAGCTTGATATGCCACTCGGAAATCGTTGAACTTATCCATCTGTAATACTGAGACATCACCAGCGTTTCCTTCAATGATTGCAGTGTTTTCAGCCTGTGCAATGCTACGCATTCTTGTGGTGCCATTTGGGTTCACAAGGAATAGCGTCTTAGCTGCAGCGGCTGACCCTTCGACGATTGCTTGCGACAGACCTTCAAGTGAGCGTAGGTCACCTAGAAGTTCTTCGACAAAGCCACGTCCATAATCTTCACCATCAATTCGACTGAATCGTAGTGGAAGGAAGGGGACAGCATCAGCACGATACTTACCTCTAGACCCAGCAACTACTTCGCCTTTGGTTTCTTGGTATACGTTGAAGACTTCGTTTTTCCGCTCGATGTGCGTGTAGACTTCGATTGTTTTTTCATCGCCTTCCAACTTTCCTTGTATTTTAGCAGCGGTCGCTTTGTCTAAAGCGTTCGGACTGACGTTCTCTACGATGACAATCTCAAGTACATCCCCGTTAGGCGCACGGTTCACCACATAGCTATCCATGTGAATGACACGTGTCCTATCAGGTCCGATGTGTAGTAGGACGTTGCCACCAATAATTAAGTGTTTAAGAGCCTCATGTACGGCTACTCGGTCACCTGACGTTTCAATCTCTGACATGACTGCCCGTTCGTACTCACCAAGCTGTTGCTCAATTTCTGTACGTGCAGCTTCGTCAGCCGCCATTTCTTTCAATGTGTATGGCTCAACCATAAACCGAAAGAACGGTGAATTGGGGGGCATCAGAGCAAGCGATAGCTTTGACGCTAGATTGTTCACACCCCTCGCACCAATGCCCTGAAACGGCTGATACATATCAGAGGTTTCTGTATGGCTATCTGGTGGAATAAGTGAGGGGATTGTTAGTTCTGAACAGTCTCTTGCTCTGTCTAAGTAAGATTGTCTAAGGGTTTCGAGTGAGCGGTAACGTGCTTCTGCAGTACCCATGCTCATTGAAAATTATCCATTTCTTTATGTGTTAATCTGCAGACCAGTCTGGTTATCCATCCCCGCCAGTGTCGGGTCTAGGTCGACCTTCAACTGTGAAGTCCCTTTAGCCTTGGCCATTGCTGACCCTTTCTCAGCCGCAACGCCACCTTCAGGTGATGATGGGTCATAAGAGTTAGCAAGAACTGGGTTCTGAGCGGCTGGTGGTGCAGCAGCGGGAGGTGGGGGCGTAACTGGTGCAGGTGTGCTAGATGGTTGTGAAAAGAAGCACATCTATCATTCTCCTAATCGGGAACTCTCTTGTTCCTCATATATGCGGTTAAGAAACTCAATGACTGACCGCTGACCCCCACGCCACTTAAGTGCATGAATATCTTCGTCAATTGTAGGTGACCTGTGTGGAAACCTATCATTAAGTTCGTCTAATAAGTCCTTTGGAATTAAAGGAAACATTTTGTAATCCTCCATAGTGCAACCAAAATACCCCGCACTTGGCGGGGCATAATGTTTATTCGCAAGACTTTTGACCTGTCTCAGGGTCAAAGTAACAAGCCTCGGCTGCTGGTTCTTCTTCTTTGGGTTTGTTCAGAAT